ACTTGTTGTAAAATCCTTACTAATATGAAAATAAGTTTAAAAAAATCGGACGTAAATACTTACGATGTATTCCTGATCGATTGTTCAAATCCGCAATTCTTAGGAGTGTTTGAAATGATGATTCCTGAAAATCGTTTTTACTTTTCAGCGGAGTTATACAATACTACATATTGGAGTGAATATACAATGAAACTAATTTACACTGCTTTACACGAATTGAATAATGAAATTATTATTAAAGCAAATTGAGGGTACTAAGCACATGCAGAATGTATACATAGTGACAACAGAAAAAGAGGTCTACATAGGGCACTTTGCAAAGTTAGAAGATGATTTTTATTACTATTGGCCTAATGATGTAGACCACAAAGGATACTTTGGGGAACAGGAGTTAAGGCTAGTAGCCGAAAAATTACAAGAATTAAACAAAGAAATGAATGATAAAATCAATAAATACTTCAAACAATAAATTTATGAAAATGACAAAATTTTTAATCCCGGTTTTTGCGTTACTTTTTTTAGCGTGTAACAAAGATGATCCGAAACCTGACGGTAACATTTTTCCTAACGGTGCAATAAAAGTAACATGGACTTTTAAACCACTATCCGTCTGCCCTGAAAATACCTATCTACTTGCATTGATAGATAAAAATGATAAATACGAAGAAAATATCTTTTTTGGCGGCAATGCAGAAATTTCACGAACTAGAAATTTAGATGTTGATGATTTACTAGAAATAAGGATATTTCATGAAGATAAAGTGCTATATGAACAATTGAAAAAAATCAATTTTGATATTACCGTTACGGATAGCAAAGGAAAAATTGAATATAAAAATTGCAAATATGTACAATCTCAATCTTACATAATGGTTCATAAAGTTAGATAGCAATGAAGAAAAAGTATAAATATAGACAGTCCCTACACGGTTTAGGATTAGATGAAAATGAAGATGCACAATTAGTAACACTTCTAAAAAAAAGAGGTATATCACTAAAATTCTTGTGTAGGTTTTTATTGCGTAAATGGATTCAAGAAAATTTAAATAACAAATAATATGACAGAATTTCCAAGGGAATTTTTTAAAGATGATCCGGTACTTTCCAAACTACACGCTATTATAAAAACGGGTCACCGCGTAGCGGAACACACAAAAAAAGTACTGTTTGAAAATAGGCAGGTTAAAGATTTTTGTGAGATAGCTAGGCATTTTCTCGTACTACCTGGAAACAAGATGCTTTATATCCATTACGATGTTTCAAGTTGGTATAGTGATAAGGGCGCACAAGTTAGAATAGACATTATAGGATTATACGACAATTTTATGGAGTTTGAGGCCGCAAGAAATAAAGAGTTACACAGCGCAAAAGACAAAGACATTCCCAACATTAATTAAACAAATATGGAACAAGAACCAAGAAGACACATATATCGTAAAACAATTATTTACGGGGAACGAATTCGAGACGGCAAAAAATAAATTTCTGCATAGCGCAAAGAATAAAGATATCCCTAATATTAATTAAACAACTGCTTAACATGAAACAAAAATTTATCGCAATAGACTTAGAAACTAAAGGTTTAAAACCTTATCAACAAACTATTTGGATGTTATCTGTAACTGAAGATAAAACAACTAAAGTTTATCACAATTGCAATGGATTAACGCGAAAAGATTTGCCGAAAAATTTAATTGTAAAATTGGAATCGCTTAACTATTGCAAAGTCATTCACAATGCAAATTTTGACGGGCCTATGTTGAAATTAAACTTAGGGGTAACGTTAAAAAATATTTGGGATACACAACTGTGTGAAATTGTTTTGCTAGGTATGCGATTAAAACAAGGTACTAAAGATAAGGAGTTAAGGGATGCTTATTCTACATCTTTGACCAATACGTTAGCCCGGTATAATATACCTACCCATAATAAAGATATTAGAGAAAATTTTATTAACCGGGAACTAGGTATTTCGTTCACTACTTCTGAGATACGATACGCTGCAAATGACACTAAGTATCTTATCAAACTACAAAAATTGCAGCAACAAAAATTACAACAAGAAAATTTATTGCCCGTTGCGGAGTTGGAAAATAGGGTAGTAGAAAAAATGATTTCTATGCGTTCAACAGGGATAGGTTTTAGTAAAAAAATTTGGGGCAATATAGCAGTAGAAACAAACAAAGCGCTAAAAGAAGAACGTAGTAAACTACCTACCGATGTAGACAATTGGAACAGCCCCGCCCAAGTAAAAGAATATTTTTTTGACTATCATCAAATCAATATTCCGTCACTCACTAAAATACAAAAAATTGCGCTCACTGAACGACAATGTGAGCCTTTGCAACACTTCACTTACGTTGTTAAACCTTTGCAAACTTATTCGCAAAAATACGGTATCAAAAAATGGATTGAACCCGCGAAAGATAAAAGTAGTAAAAATGGACTAGTGTCTTATGTAGACGCCGATGATCGTATCCGTTGCGATTTAGACCAAATTATTGATACAGGTAGAAATAGCGTTAGCAACCCGCCTTTACAACAAATGCCAAATATCACAAAACATAGACAGGCGTTTATACCTAGAGAAAATCATTGTTTTATAATTGGTGATTTTTCAGCTCAAGAAATAGGCATTATGGCCGTTAATGCCAATGAAAAAATGTGGTTAGATGCGTTATTGCAAGATCAAGACCCCCATGCAATAACTGCTTATAATTTAAACCCTAGTGCGTGGACCAAAGCAGCGAAAAAAGATTGTTGTTTTCCTAAGCAATGCGAGTGCCCCGGTCATAAAAAAATGCGCAAACCTGCTAAAGTGAACAATTTTATGATGGCATACGGGGGAGGGCCGGATAAGTTAGCAGAAGCAACGGGAATGAGTTTAGACGATGCTACTCAATACTTTTTCAAACATCAAAAATTAATCCCAAATGTTGTTAACTGGTTACGGCAAAACGGGAATTACTCCCTACATAACAACGTTAGTTACTCCGCCGATCCTTTCAAGCGTAGACGAGTGTTAGCCTTGGAATATCAAGATTGGCAAAAAATAAATCGCGGAAAAAATACACCCGTACAATCGGCGGGCGCAAATATGCTAAAGCTTGCACTCACCTACATACCCGATGATCTACAAATAGTACTAGTTATTCACGATGAAATTATTTTGGAAGTACCTATCAAGTCTGCAAAAATTGCGGCCAAAAAATTGCAAAAAGCGATGCAGGATGCAAGTGATTATATAACGGGAATTCCTAACCTAGTTAAGGTAAAACCTCAAGCTCAGATGAACATTATGAAAGATTTAAAAGTTACAAAAAATTTTGCGGATATAAAAACGGGAAAACTTTGTTACAAATTTTAGTAAATTAGTAGTCCTAAACCTTTTTAACCTTATGCGCAAAATTCCTAAAGGGCCGTCTCTACCATCCTTTGTCCATAGTACGGATTTAAAAATTACCGTTGAGGAAAAAAACGGAAAAATAATCGGTTTCCATGTAAAAAATCTCAAGCGGAAAAAAGAACAATTTTTTGGCGTTGTAGATGATAATATTCTCGCAGCCTGGAAGCAAGTCGAAAAATTTACAACTGATTTATAGTTCAATAACCTTTTAAACAGCTTATTCATGATTTCATTCTTTTCTAATAAGAAGGAGCATACACCTTCTGAACAAATTTCACCCGAAAATTTTTTGCAACAAATAAAAGAAGGCAAATGGGCTAATTTAATTGAACAATTACAAAATGTACCCGTCAATACTTATGCAGCTCGTAAAGCAAAATTGCCACAAATTTGTTGGTCTGTAAAAATAAAAACAAGAAATAAAGATTTGCCTTTCGATCAAAGGGTTATTGAACATACGGGAAAAATATGCCTAGATATTGATTTCTCAGATAATCCTACTATGCGCGTGCGTGATATTATAGATAAAGATTGTTATGCGCAATATTTATCGCCTAGCCAAAAAGGAAAAAAGGTAATTTACAACTGTAAAAAAACTTTAGACCCTAAAGAGCACAGACGAATTTACGATGCTTGTATAAAACGATTAAAGGATAAAGGTATAAATCTAAAAGTTGACCCTATGTCTAAAAGTATCATTGCACCACAGTATGTTTCATGGGACCCAAATTTATATTTCAACCCTAAAACAAAGTTAGTTGTTCAACCGTTGCCACCATTAAAACTGAAACCGGTTGTTACGTTAACTAATGAGCAACACAAAAAAACTATTGAAGATTTAAACTACTGTATAACACAGCTAGGGACAAAGGATGTAACGGGTAGTGATGTAGTAGACGCCGACGGTAAAAAAGTAGGGTATCATAATTGGTGGAATATAGGTTTTGGGTTAAGTTATTCTTTGGGCGAAGATGGCCGTGAGATTTTTCACAAAATTAGCGGCAATTATCCTAATTACAATGCCTATGAATGTGATGATTTTTATGACGCCTGTATTGAACGAAGCCAATCGAATCATGTTGATAGACCCGTTACCGTAGGGACCGTATTTAAGATTTTAGAAGATTACTTGCCAAAAGTAACCATTTCAAGATTAAGACCTAGTCATATTAAAAGAGTTATCCCTAGCGAAAATCTACCAACGAAAAAAAAGAAGCGCAAAAAAATAAGACGCAATGATGAAAATCAAGAAAAGCCAATTGATCTTCCTTCACAAGATGAAAAAAATGATCTGCTAGGAAAAGTACAATACGGGTTATTTTTGTTCAAAAAGATACTGGATAATAAATTCAATATCGTTGATTTAGAAGTCATTGGAATAAATTTAAACGGCTTTGAGGCATTATTACGCGAAAAAAATTTCTACCGTTATAATGGCAAGCAATACATTCAAGTTATTGACAACATCATAAGACTAGTAGACGAGCACGATATAATAAAAATTATTACTACCCATATTGAACAGGATGGCAATTATAATTTTAACTATCAAAATTTAGAACTTTTTTTCAGTTGGGAGGAACTTGCCCATCTTTGGAGACAGATAAGGGGTAATGCTAATATCCGTATACAAATAGCCGACGCCTTAAATCATTTTCAAGAAAATATTTTAACAGACACCGCCGACGAAAGTTTTATTCCTTTCAAAAATGGAGTGTTGAAAATAACAAAAAAGAAGATAGAATTAATTTCCTACCAAAAAATTAACAAACAAATATGGCATGAGCGTATAATTCAAAAAGATTTCAAATTTGATAAAAAATTTGGAATGTTTGAAAATTTTTTCGGCAATGTTTGTGGTAGGGGTAATACTAGAGAAGCAACTCTAAAATCCATTGAGTACAAAAAATCACTTTGGTATTACGGTTACATGCTACACAGTATTAAACGTAAATCACTAGCCAGGGCATGGCTGCTATACGATATAAATACAGGCAATAACGGTAGATCGGGTAAAACAATATTAGGTGAATCAGTATCCTATGTTAGATCGGTATGTACAATACCCGGTAAAAGTTTGGATATGATGAACAGATTTAAATTTAATACTATCCAACCGCACACTGAGATAGTTTTTATCGATGATCCCTACAAACGTTTTTCGTTAAACGCTTGCTACAATTTAGTTTCGGGAACGGAAATTTTCGACCGCAAAAATTTAAACCCGATTGTCAAAGCTGTAAAGGTCATGATCGCTTCAAATTGGGTAGTTGAAACCGAGGGGGACAGTGACGAGGGGAGACAATTCATAACGCACTTAAGTGATTACTACAAGGTATATGCAAAAAAACATAATTCGGCTACCCCTGTTGTTGATATACACGGAAAAGAGTTTTTCACTGACTGGAATGAAAAGGACTGGAATAAATTTTACAGTTTTTGCGCCAAAGCTTTACAGTATTATTTCAAAAATAAAGTACCTGTTACTACAATTGAAAGTAACAGCCGTCAATTAAGATTTGTTCAACTACATGAGCAGGAATTATTTTATGAATTGTGTTGCATTTTTATTGAAAATGTAAGAAAGGGCCGCAATGGCAGCTTATTAGTACCTACAGGAATATTAATAGACAAGGTAAAATCCTATAATTCCCAACAAATGACCGTAAACATAGCAGGCAAAATTGCGCGTGATTTTATAAAGGCTATTAACGGGGGGGAGGTAATTATAACTACAGCGTTGCTTAACAGAATGAACACAAGAGTTTACGAAATTCAAAAAGATTTTTATGAACTAAATTTTGGTGCAACAACCAAAGATTTACCAAAACCAAATTTCGGTAATTTGGGAGAAACCAAAAAATAATAATTAACTTAAGTTCACAACCCTTGTTTTTCAGTGTAAAAACAGGGGTTTTTTGTTGTTTTTGTACTCATTTATTTGTCATTAATTGACATTATATGAAAGGTTAAAAACGTTAAAAATCAGTGTCTAACGTGTAGTATATACGCACAAAGCATCGAACTTTCACAATTTATTGAAAGTTGTATAGGGGTGTTGTAAAATCCCCGCATGTTAGCCTTAAACGTTAGATTGGTGTATTAACTGCAATTACGAATAATATACCAAAAAAGGAGTATCTTTCATATTTGTAAAAGATATACGAAAATAACGGGGGAGGCTAACATGCGGGGATTTTTCAAGGTCATTTTTTCAACCCCTAGATACCCCGTTGCCCCTCCTATGGGTGCGTCAATGCAGGATTTTTTACTATATTTACAGAAAATCGAAAACGTGATGTGACTCCCCCCCCCCGTTACGCGCGTGAGAGGGAGAAGGAAAAAATTAGGGGAGGGGTTTTGGGGGAGGGGGGGGCTCCCTACGTAAGAGGTAAGGTCACATCACGTTTTGATTTTGACCGTTTTTAGGTACTTTTTTAAACTCACAACGTTTGTTCTATACGCTTTTAGTAGTGATTTGCGTATATTCAAAACGTTGTGAAATTATTGGAGCTGAAATATGTATTTGTAGGAAATTATTACAAATTTTTTGGGCAAACCTACCCTAACGAGTGTTAGCTTTTGCAAACCCAAATTTTGCGTTTAAAACGTTTTTCCTGGTTGGGTGGTATGTTGATATGGGTAGACCCTAGATAATTGATCCCAGGTACCGCCAAATGCGAAATTCGGCCAAATTTTTTGCGACGTATACCCCGCCAAAAATTAAGTTTTAGAAAATTGGAATTTTTGATTGCAAAAATGGCTTGAGCAGCCGTCACTTTCTTATTATATATAGAGTAGGGGAGTAAACATAGTAAAAAATGTGATTTCCACAGTATAGAAATTACAAACTTTTCACCCTTTTCTAGTTGTAAAATGTGCAAAATTTCGTTAATTTCGGTAGTCGAAAGGAATTGTACATCAGCCCACCGTTGTAAAAGTAGTGCAATTTTTCTGTGTGTATGGCAACCGTTGTAAACTTAAAAGGTAATAAATGTTATAAATTTTGTGAGCCCAAAAATTGACACTTTTTTAACATTTTTAACCCAAGTAAAGTAATTTATAACCCCCTGGATTTAGGGCAGTTTTTTTTAACCCTTATTTTAAACCCAAACCTTTTATGCAAAACAAAACGGTAAATTTTAGTCCCTTGAATGTATTCACTTATTATTGCAGTCATTTTAGTATCGTCACTTCCCATGTAGGAGGTGACCAATTTTTTATTAGTGTTTTTAACAGCGTAGGAAATTTACTTGAACAGCAAAAAATTGAAATTTCTAGCCGCGAATTTTTTGAGACACGAGGTAATGAAGTATTAGATAATAATTTTGAAAGCTTGAAAACAAAGTATATCTTTGAACTATCTTAATATTTTGCTATTAAGAGTTAAAAGGTTTGGGGACTAGCAGAGGTGTTAGTTCCCTTTTTTTATTTATCTTAGTGGTATGGCTAATAAGAAAGTTTCTAGGCATGTAAAGCAGATAAAAAAAAGAAGTACTAAGGATACTTTTAAATCAGGTCGTGCAAAGAAAAAATCTAAACAAATTAGATTAAGTCATGGTGACGTGCCTAGGGGTGTTTGGAAAAGAAGAACAAAGTTATTGCCTGACCCCTATACACTAGAAGAACACCAAAGTAAACCTTGGTTAGTTTCTAGTAAAATGGGTCGCCCGATAATTTTTTCACAAACAGAAATGTTATTGGAAGCAGCTAAAGAGTATTTTAATTGGTGTGATGTACATCCTTTGTATGAGTATAGAATTGCAATTGAAAAGAGTATGCCAAAGGTTGTCAGAGTACCTAGAATAAGGGTGTATACAATTCACGGTTTATGTATGTATTGCAATGCTACATCAGTATTTTGGAAAGATTTTAAAAATTCTATCGCTTCAAACAATCAAAACTTTTCGTTAGTTATTCAATTCATAGAGGATGTCATTTACAGACAAAAGTTCGAAGCCGCTGCTTGTGACCTACTTAACGCTAACATTATTGGCCGCGATCTTGGTTTAGCCGATTCAATTAGAATTGACTTTACAATGGAGCGAAAAACTACTTTAGAGTTGTTTCCTGTTGTGGATGATCAAGAAATTTTGGATGTGCCGTTGCAAATTATTGCACCAAAAAATTAACCGGCCGCCACCTAATTAGTTTTTTCCTAAAAATTTTATTACCTTTTATATAGAGGAATCCTAAAGGGGTGCAATTGTGGTTTAGCTCCTTAATTATGTCTTTGACTCGAAGGATGTTTGACAAAACTTAATCACGAGTTTTCTATCCGCCACCGCTTTGCATCCCTTTTTTTGTCTCAAAAATTTATTGCTGCTATGGTACTGTTGAAAAATATTGACGGGTTACCTGATAGTTGTGATTTACAAGTCGGAACTGAATATGATTTTGAGGTTATCCCTAATATGCCAAATTTATTTTTTGTCAATGGAATTTTTGTACACATTAGCAACCTGGAAAATCCTGCCCAAAGATTTTTAAGACTTGCAAAAAATAATGCACACGCTATAATATTGAATGACGGCGAAATAAAAGAAATTTTGCAAACACAACATTATTTAATTGTTCATGAATATCTGAACGGTGGAAACTTCTACTATTATCACGATGTAGAGAATGGAAACTATATTCCCGAATCCCGTTTAATGTATCGTGAAGAATCTGTTATTTGGAAACAGCGATATTGAATAAAAAAAACGGGGCACATATCCCGCTTGATGTAGTTACCCCGTTAAAAAAATTTAAGTTTTTTTGCTATGCGTATTATAAACATAGTTAATTAATGTGTAATTGCAAAAACAAATCTATTGAATTAACAACAATAACAGCAACGGGTAGCAGGGTAGTTATTAAGTGTTTGCCGTGTCAATATTTGCAAAAAAATATTTGTAAAGTAGTTGGCGCGTGTACGTGTTCCCTAGTCAAATGTCCTTTAAATTTGTGGGCGCAAAATATTTTAAATGGGTAATCAATTTATTCCTCCAAGTTTCAAACATCTAGTTCAATGCTACAATAAAAAAATTCCCGGGGCGTGCTTGGAGGGGTCCGCAAGGTCTATGAAAACTTGGAGTAGTATTGACTTCATGATTTGGTTGTGTTCAAAGCATGAAACTAATGCAGACATAAAAATAATAAAAGAGACGTATAACAGTTTCAAGACTACCCTTTACGATGATTTCAATAGGCGGTTGCCAATGTTTGGGATACCGTCGCCTTTTGACGGCAAAAAAGAAGTTAGTAGTTTTTATATTTTTAATAACAAAGTGTCATTATTAGGAGCAGATTCTGACAGCGTATTGCATGGAGTAGGTAGTGACTACTTATACTTTAATGAGTTGTTAGACATACCTGAGTCTGTATACAATCAACTTGTTATGCGTTGTCGAAAATTTTATTGGTGTGATTATAATCCAAAAGTGTCTATGCACTGGGTTTATAATAAAGTAGCTGCTAGTAAAAGAATAGGGTTTTTAAAAACAACGTATAAGGATAACATCTTTATATCTTCTAATGAAAAGAACAAGATAGAAAGTTATCAACCGTTAAGCGCGTGCGAAATTGTAAAATTTTTGGCGGGTTACAGTGACAACGAAAACAAAATAAGACAAGCAGTTGAACAGGCAAAGGGTTACGATATTGCGGGAAACAAATTAAATTTTCATCCAAATTATATTCAGGAATTACAGCGTTGCATTGATAATGAAAATTTTAGTTCGGCTGATGATTATCTTTGGAACGTATACGGGTTAGGCAACCGTGATGCACCAGAAGGATTAGTATTTAAGAAAGTGCATTGGGTAGATGATATACCTAACAACATAGAAAAATTTTACTACGGTAGTGATATAGGCCAAACTGCTTCGCCGTCTACTTTAGTTAGGATAGGAGTGGACAAGGTTGCAACCGTCGACAGGCCCGGTAATATGTATATTGAACCATTAGGCTATGAACCAACAGCGTCAACAAACGACTACGTCAGGTTTATTTCCGACAGATTAAGCAAGCGCGAAAATATTTTTGCAGACTGCGCGGAACCCGGTTTTATTAATGCGGCAAGGGTAGCAGGGTATAAAGTTTTGGCGGTCAATAAATTTCCAGGCAGTATAAGGTACGGAATTGGCTTGTTGAAAAATTACAAATTACATATTGTGAAAAATAATTACTATCATGATATGTACAGGGAGCAATGTAACTACAAGTATAAATGCGTAAATGGTATAGCATTGGATGAACCCATAGACGACTTTAATCACTTTTGGGACGCAATAAGATATGCCGTTATGTCTAATTTGCGTTTGGCCGTTTAAATTTTTATCTTTAATTACCATAGCGATAAAACTTAGGTATTACAAAAACCGGGGTTCCCTTTTTTGGTTTGGTTATCTGGGAGGTAACTCTCGGTTTTTATTTTTTATAACTTTTTAAACACTTACCAACGGTGAATATCCTTAAATCCGTTACAAACTTTATAGGGGAACGTTTCAGTAATTTGTGGACCCCGTCACAAAAATTTGCAGGCATGTATTGGAATCCTATAGCAATGCGTGATTTTTGGTTGTTCAATGATAAAGTACTAGATTCATTTTTAACGGTTCCGGAATTAAATGCAATTATAAATTTAAATGCAACGTCGTTTAGCAATGGTATACTAAAGGTAGTAGATGATTCAGGTAAGGAGGTAGTAAGCGACCCGGTTAATAAAGTACTACGTAACCCAAACTGGTTCCAAGGGCAAAAAGAATTCATGAGACAAACTAAATTATTCCATGACATTTATGGGAACGAATATTTATATATTTTTTTCCCGTTGGGCTTTGAACCACAAAGCGCTTTGAAAGCTCTTTATACTTTGCCGCCGAATTTTGTTGAACCAGAAATTTTAGATAACGATTTACC